TTGCGATCTGCCTCTGCTGCCGTGCGTTTGTCACGGGTAATATCTACCTTGTAGGTGTCAATCTGCGGAGGAATGATACAACCAGTCTCGATCAGATGTTGAGCACGAACGTTGTGAATCACGTCTCCGTAGATGCTAACGTTGTTCATGCCGTTAGCATTAGGATTGGTGTGATGTTTGGGAGTTGCAGTAAAGAAATACTTGCTATCTGCGGACAAAGATGTAGCAGCAGTGGCAACAAAGTGAGACTTTTGAGTAGAATTGTGTGCCTCGTCGAAATAAGCAACGTCAATATCTACACCAGCATCAACAACACGACCGAGAGAATGATAGGTGGTGAAGATGATACGATTAGTGTCCGCATGTTGCGTACACCATGCGGAAATGTTGTCGGATTTGGTAGAAGAATAGTGATGAGTTTCACCACTATGAACGTGCATCACATTTGCAGACGTGATAAACTCAAGGAACTCTGCGGAGAGTTGCTCAGCAAGCAAGATTCGTGGTGCTACAACTACAGCAACCTGACCAGGATTCTGCACAAAACGTTGCAGCAGATTCATGATCATGCAGAGAGTTTTACCACCACCAGTAGGAACAACAATCTGACCGATCTTGTGCTGATTCATAGCATCAAGAATCTGCGATTGGTGATAACGAAGTTTCATGCGATTTGATTGGTATGTGAGTACAATAAAGGATCAGGGGGCAGAAGTCAACCCCTGATTGATTAGTGTTACTTATTCTTGAATCTGGGCAGATGATGTAACTTTATTGCCAAATGCTGCCTTGAATTGTTCACTACCAAGATAGTACCATTTCCCATTTACTTGATATTCTATGTTGATATTATGATGCATGGATTGTATAATCAACCAGTTCAAATACCTTGAGTCAATTATATCTCCACACTCAATAATTTGCCAGTATTCTAGTGATATGTGTGTTTCACCGTCAGCATCAACACAATCGTATTTGTAGTCTCGTTGTGTTACAATAATCTTAGATTTGTCTGGTCTAAACCACTCAGGGAATAGAGCAGGTTGCTGTAACCAAACACACTGATATTGTTGACACATTTCTGGGCGATGTTCATAGATCGTACATCCTCCACCGCATTTAGTTTTATCATTAAAATGGCAAGGTGTGCCAGGGTGCATATAGTATTCGTAAATGCTACCAGATAACCAACCTTGGCAACACATCGAGCAAGTTCCACACTCTCTCTTGTAATCTATTTGTTGTACAAAATACGTCATACTGAATATGTCAATTTGTCCTTCAACTTTTGCATAGCACTATAACATGTAGTTTTATTCAAGTCAACTACATCACCCACTGTCGAGCTATTCTTTGGGGCATGGAATTGTTTAGTTTTTTGATTGTAGAATCCCCAGATCGACTTGATGCCAGAGCACCCACAATAATCAAAATGGGTATTATTGACAATCCAAATCGCAGATACATTTTGTTTGAAATCTGTGCGTTCATAGTGATAACCTTCGGGTGCTTTGTGAAATAATAGTTTCATGAGATTGCTCTAGGAAGACCTACAATAATGAAGAAAGTAAGCAAAGCAACAATATCCCAACATTTGTTCTTGATCATGTATGGGAGTGCTAGAGAGTTGCCCAGCAAGTATAGTCTAGCACCCCACACACTATCAACATACAGAGTGATAACATATGCAACACAAAGTATCAAACTGGACAGGATTCGTGCCTTGTTTTCCATCATGAAAAGATTGCAGTAACTCCTATAACTTTAGCAGTAGGATTGCGGGCAAGTGCTGTACGTCGAGCATCCTGATAATCCTTTGCTTCGACTATCTCATCGAACACTTTTCCTGCAACATATAACTGAACTTTGCATCTCATGCCATCAGTGCTCCACTGGGGATCTCAACAATTTCAGGTCGTTTTTGAGTGATTCCATCTTCCTCAAACTCAAACTGATTACGATTATAGCATACCCACTCACCATTACGGAAGAGATAGGCATACTCTTCACCATCACAAAGATACTCTTGAAGATTAGAACTAAGAACAGGAGGACAATCTTGACCACGTTCAGAATAATACAACGGACAAGTTGTGGGTCGAGTTTCATTATTCCAACCACAATTTGTCCATGCAGAGCTCATATCTCCACCATCAATCAGTTCTGCAACTTTAGAACGATCGTTGAAATGTGTGCGAAGAATACGACCCAACCATTCAGGATAACCATCCCAGTGATGATAAACAGACAGAACAGATCCGTCTTTGAGTTCAATACCGATGCGAGAACGTGTTGCCATGATGTTGTTAGTTAGGGTGAAAGTTCAGGAGTTCCAGTAAAGATCGTACTCTTCTTCAGACATAGCAAATACCTTTGCCATTTCCTCACGATCTTCATCACTAATGTCGAAGATCTCACCAGGCATGTCCATGATTTCGTCAAACATGTGTGTTCTGTCGATTACTTTGTCAATATAGAGCAGATCAGAGCAGAAGTCAACCCCTGAACGATCAGTGTTGCTTATGGGTCACCAGGACTTAGGCAAAGTAAAGTTATAGAACGAGAACTTCTGCCGTTTGACTAACTTAAATGCACCGAACTGGTTAGACATAACGAAACCTTCATGCCCAGGTACAACTTCGATGCCAGTATAGACGATCTCAGCTTTAACTTGCTCAACAGATTGCAGACCTTCCATGATCATCTCCTTTGCTTTGGTGATGAGATTGAACAGCAGCAATAGATTGCCAGAGATACAATCAACAGGACGATTCTCACGAATACATTTGTTGATTGCAATCTGCAGTTGTGCTACTTCTTTCGCATCAGGGTACTTAACAAAATTGCTAACCACACTTGCAAGACCAAGAATATAATCAACTCTACGACGACGGGAGGTAATGGTTGCATCAGTATTCACGAAATAAGTAGACATAAAATTGTGCTTGAGATACTCTGGGACACCGAAAGATGCCTGCAAAGTCTTCATCGTGTCTCCTTCATAAGAAGTATGACAAGCAAGCACAACAGAAGTAGAATCGGGAAGGGAATTGAAAGTGTAAGTAATAGTATTGGGAGTAAAAGTATTCGTACCACCAAAACCAATAAAATCACCCTGATAAATGCCTTCCAAGTGCGGCAAAGTTTCAAGACAAGTGTGGAGAATCCCAGCAACTTTAGGGTTCGTGCCGTGATACTTTTCGATGTCAGCATGAGTATAATTGATCTTGATTTTTACTTTGTTGAATACACTTTTCGTACCAACAAAGAACTTACCATTCTCGGGATTTGTGCCAAATACAATAGCAGGAGCACCATCCCACTTCACAGTGCAAGTAGAATTACGATCACGAAGGAAGTTGATAACATTCTGCACAGATTGCTTGCCCAGCAGTACAGAATCTTCAGGATGTTCGAGATGGGTGTTTTTCATACTTACAGTATTGCATAAAAAAGAGGGTTTGTCAACCCCCTTTTCGATCAGCGTTGCTTATCAAAGCCATAAAAGTATATTATCCATGCAGATTGCCAGTCTTGAGATACAAAATGGCACGTTCTAGAGACTCAATAGTATCACCCAGCATACCAATACTACGATTGCAATTATCACACAACCAACCGCGATGTGCGAGAGTTTCGTGACAGTGATCGAACACCAATTTCTTGTCAGTTCGACCACAATTATAGCAAGGTGTGCCGAGTTCAGGATACTTTGGTTTTCCTGCAAGTTTATATGCTTGAGTCTTACCTTTGCTTGCTTTTGATGTGCAATCCTTACATTCTGGGCGAAAATACTTATTCCCACCAGTATTTGTTGATTGATTGCGACCGAAGAATTGTTCAGTCAGAGGAAGAGTTTTACTGCACTTTGAGCAGGTACGAAACTCAGTCATGTGATTTGTTGTGAACATAGGTAGTATGGCAGCAAAGAGGGGGCATGTCAACCCCCTTTACAAAACTGTTACAATTATATCAATATTGATCAATATCAATAAAACGATAACCTTTACGAGCAGAATTGTGCTTACCAACTATCTGAGGAATAGTTCGATAACAATAATAAGGCACATTTTTAACAGGCAAATTCAATACAGGAGCATAATCTTTTTCAACCATTAAATAAGATGATTCCAAGATAGTTTGCAATTCTGCCTTAAAGTTCTGAATGTTCTTCTTTGCTTCTGAAGGAATGTGCTTGTTAGTATAAGGAATAATCTCAATAGGTTGATCATTTTTCACAATAGCAGGGAGAATATGCTGACACCATGCTCTCCAGGAATAAGTTTCATTATCTGCAGACAATAAAACTACTTTTTTACCATCAACAACTACACCAGCTTTCTTGCACCATTCTTTCCACTTTTTAGCATCTTGAACAAGAACTAATGGATCGCCTCCTCCTACACCACGTTTCAGAACTGAATTAACAATTTTAGTGATATTGTGAGGGGCAAAGTCATGCTGAATCTCCAATTCACCATGTAGATATTTACGAACTTCGACCTCGGATAGAATTAACTCTTGTGCCTTTACCAATACCAAGCAACCAAGGATTACAGATTCCATAGTTGCACCAAAAGAAATATCATGACGAAGATTTTCTTTCAATCCATCAGTAATCTTACTCTTCAAAGAGTCATCAGTAATCACATAATAATAAACGGGAATATAACGTTCTCCACGACGTTTTGCGGCAATAATCCTACCACGACCATCACGAATGTCACCATTAGTTCCAACAATAGGTGGTGGATCTTTTGTCTTGAATCCTTCAACCTCAAACTTATTCTCAAACGCTTGAATACGTTCTTCAGTATTACCTTCTTCACGAATACCGATGTTAAGCAATCGCTCATCATCTTCTTCGATTGTATCAAGATCCAAGACACCAATATGAGAAAACTCACCACCCTTCGTAGTCGGTGGAAGTATCTTTTTAGTGATATAGTCCTCCAGGTTGATAACACCAATTCCATTAAATCCAGGGATTTGGCGAACACCTTCAATAGGCATTTCGTAAGTCATACTTAACTCCTTTGTAAAATACATTTGGTTGCAATCAAGATGCAAATGCGATTTGATTGCAAGATTATTTATACCAGTTTTGAGGGGATCTGGCAACCCCATGTATCATTTATTCATCTGAAGTGTAGGCACAGGCATACCACCTTCGGTAGGAACATAGATCGTTACGTTACCTTTGTTCGATCCTTCTTCCAGTCCAGTGATATACAGATACTGAAGATATTCACGATTATCTTTCAGTGAATCACCGATGATTTGGTTTGCTTTGGCAACACCACTAGCACGAATCACCTCAGCATCAGCTAACTGTTGTGCTGAATCTTTCTTTGCTTGTGCTTCCAGAACTGCAACCTGTCGAGTATATTCTGCCTTTTGTAGTTCTGCTTTACCTTGCAGAGATTGTGCCCACACATTATACAGTGGACCAACTACTGCGTTGATAATAAACAGAGACAGAATGAACGAGGTTCCAATAATGCCAGCATTACGGAGAGTGTTATCTTGTTGAGTCATTTAGTTTCTCCAATATAAACATAATCAGGATGTTTGGCTTTGAAAGCATCAACTTGTTCTTGTGTTTTCAAGAACACCGAAAGAGTAGTATTTGGGTGTTGCTTAAAATAATACTTTACACGGATCATGAGTTTTCAGGGAATTGAATGGGTTTGTATTCATAACCAAATCCTAGTTGTGATTTGGTGTTATTCTTTACAATCTCACGCAGTTTCTTGCGTTTGTATTCTGCTTTCTTTTCTTCGATTTCTTGTTGACTAACAAAGTAATCCATAATCATTCAGCATAACGAGAGGGACCAGTTTCTTCAACTTGTTCCACAACTTCTTCAGTTGGTTCTACCTTACTCACATAACGAATGTTGTAAGGAGAATTGAAGAACCTGCGGAAAGCAGTAACAACAATAACAAATGCCGAAATAACACCAACCAGACCAAGGAAGGTAACAGCATCACCAGTGAAAGTATAAGTGTCGGGATTCATCAAAGACCTCCTGCTTGATTAACAAAAGTTTTAGCATCGTACACTGTATCAAAGTGTGCGATAGTTTCGAGATCAATAGCAGCAGCACCTGCAGCAAGTTCAATCTCTTTTACCTTACGAAGTTCAAATCCTTCGATTACACCTCCATAAATCTCACCAATATATTGTCCATCCTTAAAGATCCATTCGCAATAAGCAGGATCTGCCATGTTGCGGTCGTAAGTGATGCTCATGTGCTTTTCTTGAGTACCTAGGTAGAATAGAGGAAAAGTGGGAGTCTGTCAAGCATTTATTGATCAGTGTTGCTTATGGATGCTATTGACAGATATTAGTGCTTCCAATAATAGGAATACCGAAAATATCTAGAGTAGATTTGCCACAAATAGGTACACTAGGAATATATCTAGTGTTGCCAGGATAAGGTGCTGGTCTACCTACTGGGGGCACATATCCAGTAACATAACAAGGAGTAACTACATCCTCCTCAATAGTTTGAGGGCCCCAATATCTACCATATTGATCATAATAACCAGGAACAGTTCTAGTCTGCGTAGTTACACAAACATTATGATTTGCATGTGCAGCAGGAACTACACATAATGGAGAAAACAATACAAATGGTAGAAAATACTTTAACATTTTAGGATAGAGGTGAGAGTTGCATAAAACCGTAAGGTTGTCCTTCTTCAGTTTCAATCCATTCTGCATACTCTTGATAAATTGCTAGTGCATTACCAGCATCTTTAGCATCAAGAAATTGATCAAAACGTACTTCCATACGTTCAAGTTGATCTTCAATAATTTGGTTTGCATACTTAGTAGGTTGTGCAAACATCTTGGTAAGTTTAGTCTTACTGAACATAATTAAGTGTCTTCAGAAACTGTTTTTTTGCTTTTTTGAGTTGTCGAGTCCTAGCAGATCGCTTTGGACTCTTATTGTTGCGACCACGTTTTCGTGGGGATTCGTGTGATTTTAGGTGCATTTTTCTGACCTCTTGAAGTATAATAGGGTAAAACCCCAAGAGTGTCAAGGGGTCTTTGATTAGTGTTGCTTATCGGTTGTAATCAAAGATCGAACTCCTTTAATGCGTTTTCAGTTTTATTTATTCTTTGAGCCCATGTTTGCCCACCATCTTTACCTAAACAGGGGTTTGCACAGTTCTTACGTTTATCTTCAGGCAAATTGTTGCAGACGAGACCAGCAAGATCCAGTTCATTCCCCTTTTTAGCTGTACCAGACCAATAATGCTGTCCGTCGATCCACTTTGCTCCACAAACAGAGCATAGTTTAGTGTTCATGATCGACTCCTTGTAGGATAATATATTTAGGTGTTGAGTTCTTCAACACAGTGTTTCATTTCACTAACAACAATATGATAATTCTTCTGACATTCATCATACTTTACTTTGAGTTCATCATGATCAGAATCTACACGATAGAATAGATCCTGAAGTCGTTCGTAGTCAGTCTGCAGTTGATCAAACTCTTGCTTGAGTACATTATACTCATCAATAGCACCACGATAGTTCTTGTAGATCTGCTCTTTATCACACTCAGTATAAGCAGGATCATTAGAATATAGAGCATCGTGCTTCATATCCTGAATAGTTCCAGGTTTGCCTACAACTACTTCCCATGCTTTCTCAAATGCTTCATCTTGTTTGTTAATGAAGTATTCAAGCAGATCTACTGCCATGTCAAGAACTTTGGGATCTTCAGTGTTATCACGAATAAGATCACGAACAGTTAGATAGCTCGTGATCGTATTGCTCAGATCATTCATTACTGTCCAGTTGGGACTCGTCATCATCCATCATCCTTTTGATTGATTGTTCGATAATAGCAGTAATCTCTGCCTCTGTCAAGTCATTCATAAATGAATACTTTGGATCTTCTTTATCCCAAGAGATTGACAGAGTTCCATCTTCATTCTCTTCAACTTTCAGTGTGTCCTCTTCCATTATTCTCCTAAACTAAATTGATTCAAATGCTCCCATTTTGGTTCGTTCAGTATATCTAAACGATTTTGTAATTCATATAACTCATTCGTTGTTCCAATATTCTCATCTTCTAGATATTCAATACGTTTTTCTAGTTGTTCAATACGTTGTAAAAGATCTACGATAGAAGGAATGTGTGGATTCATATTAGTAATTGGTAGGATTGACATGAACTACACCATCACCTTTACCTATTAGGGATTTAGCTAGTAGTTGTGCATATGAATCCATATATTCAGAGTCAAATGCTTGCATACCACTGGCTTTGATACATTCTCTCATTTCTTTGAGTTGCTTCCATTCGGCTTCGGTCATAGGAATCTCCTTGATTACCATACTATATTATATGGAAATGAACACAAATCAAGGATTCTTAATGTTTAATACAGATTGCCGAAACACTCTGCAACATAATCCTTCTTAGCAAGTTTGTGTCGTTCGATGTATTTATGGACGTGCGATTCGTGTGAGAACCAGCACACTTTCTTGGTTTTTCCTTCTTTAGTTTCTAAACGATAGGGAAATGTTTCATAGGGAAACTTCTTCTCATCATCAGAAGACTTAATAACAGATTCAACCTTTTTAGTTCGTGGCATCAGTGTCCTGTAACATCTTGGAACTCTTGCATCTTACCATACCTGAAGTGCAAACGCAACCTGGGCCAATCTTCCCATGCTCCGTTCCAACCAGATGGATAGATTTCAATATATTTGGTAATCGGATGCACACGAACTTTACCATGATTACCATTAGGCAACCACTTAAAGTTCATGAACGCATGTTTCTCATTATAGTCAGGATCACTCTCGTTAATCATATGAAAATCTGCTGTGCCACCCCAATCAATAAGATTAAGGTAACCAGCAGGATCTATCCAATAGTCTGACATCGTGCCACCAATACCATCTTCAATATCTTTAGTTTGGCAC